CACAGGCAACAAAGCGGCGCCAATACTTTCTTTTGTTTCGCCCAATGAGTTGGTCAAAATTTTCATTTTGCCTGCTGCGGTTTCAGCGCTCTTTGCTGTGGCACCGCCAAAGGTTCCGCCCAGCACGTCCATGATTTCGTTGAGGCTTGCGCCTTCTTTGATCATGGTGGCCATCTCTGGGGATAATGATCGAAGGGCTTTGAAATTTCCCTGATAGGCCTTTGCCAGCGCATCGGCGATTGTCGTGCTGTCCATTTGTAGCGCCGTGCTGATGTCCATGACCAGGTTCATGTCTTTCATGGCCAGATCAACATCTTTTGTGCCACGGACTAAAGCCTCTAAAGATTTGCGGTATTGAGTGTCCGCGATGCCTGATGCCCTGCTCATCGCCGATATTTGTTTTTCCACTTGTGCGGTTTGTGCAGCGCCAGCGCCAGTCACATTCTGCAAAGTCAACGCAAGGGCGGCCTGTTCCTGCTGATCTTCCATTGCTGCTTTCGTGGCATCACCTAAAGCAACAGCCAAACCTGTAATTGCGGCAGCTGCGGGAATAGCAGCCTTTTTGATGGCGTACTGCGTTTTTGCGCCAATGCCCTGAAGGCTCTTGAATTCCTTTTGGGCGCGATCTAATCCCTTGCTGTCAAATTCTGAAATGATCGGAATTTTGATTGCCATTACATCACCAGGTTTCTATTGACAGCGTCCATTACGCGTTCCACCAATTCAACCATGTTTTGTTCAACAGCGCCCGCATTGCGGTCATAGGCAGGCCACATGACGCGCGAAGGCAAACCAAACTGCAATGTCAGGGCTGAAATAAAACGTGCGCCCTGGGCATTAGATCCGCCCTGTTTGCCAGCCATATCAATGATTGACGCGGCAGGGTCTTTTTGAATAATGGCAATGGTGCTGGAATTGCGTTTGCTGGTATCTACTTTGACACCAACACCGCGTTGGGCTTTCTGTTGGCTGTACGGAAATTTCTGGTTTCCGCGCTGTGTCCATTTGCGTTCCATACCAGACAGCAGGCGCGGCGGGTAACTGGCCTTTGCATCATCAATGGCAGGTTTGGCTAGTTCCTTTGCCTCTGTGTTGATTTTCTTGCGTAAATCGGGGTCAACCTGGCGCAATTCTTTCAGCGCCTCTTTCAATCCGTAAACCTCAATTTGTGCGGTAGCGCTCATCGTTTTCCCTTGTTTTGCTTATTCAACACAGTAACGACTGTCTGCAAATCACGGGTGTCAAATTCGATATGTGGCGGCCACCAACCGACCGCGACCAAAACCTCTGCTAGTTGGCGGCGGTAGGTGCCGCGTCCGTAGGGTTTGGGTCTGTTGTATCCACCGCTTCAATGTCCATGTCTGGGTTTTGTTTCAACCATTCAGACCATGTGGCTGGCATGGTTTCGCCCGCCAGCTTGTACAGATGGAACGCCCAGCAAACCATGTCATTTACGCCGATACCGCGGCCGTCTGACACTTTGCGGTTTTCTGATTTTTCCCATTCGCTGATCACCAGCAGGTTTGTGGTTACCTCACGCGGCGGGGTGTTTTCGTTCAAGGTGATGCGTAGTTTGATTTTCATTTCAATCCTTCCGTCTAGTTTGTGTTATTGAAATTTAGGCTGTGGTGTCCACGCTGTACACACCGCCCTGGAACGTGAGATCCACGGTAGTGAGTTCGCCCAGCGATGCGTTGATCACAGGCAGGCTTTCCAAATAAGTGTCAGTCAAAATGAAACCTGGGTTGGTCGCGCTGTCACCTGATCCGTATGAAGGATTTACTTTCACGGTGCATTTCGTACCCACAAGCGCTGACAATGATGCATACGTTTCTGCTGCTGCATAGGACATATACATCGTCACGGTCAATTCGTTGTTTTCCAATCCGCCCGTGTAGGTGCGTGATCCCGTACCAAATGCGGTGTCCTCTAGCGCTTCGACTGTGCGCGTAAGAGTTGCTGCGGTGGTCTGGTCAGTCAAATCAACAATTGATCCGATGGCCGCGCCAATGGACACTTTTGGATTGCTCAATAGGGTGCTGGTAGGCATGGTTTCTACTCCTTCGGTTTGGTTCTTACTTTAGATGGTTTTAGTGCTTTGTCGGTGGATTGTCTAATAAACCCGCCAGCCAACAAATGATCCACATTGTCATCACCCGCGTCAAATTCATCGCCTGGTGTTCCTAAACGTGGGGAAACAATCACATATTTCATGCTGTTTGTGCCTGTTGCATAACAGTCAATTCATAGCAAGGCAACATCACGCCGCCAATGTCAACGGTGGTTGGACGGCCAGCTGTAACAGATCCAACACCAGCCAAAACGCCAGCGGTTAGGTTCAACAGATTTCGCATTGCGTCAAGGTTTGCTGGCCCCATTGAAATGATCTGTACAGGCCAGCTGATTTTGACAATGTTGTAGTTCCATGCTTCGAATGAGCAGGCCCCAATAAACGCGCAAGGCGGCACAAGGTTTCGGGGATCTGTTACCACTTGCAAACCTGTGATGGTTTCCAATTTGGTTTTCAGATCGTCCAGCGCCTCATTGAACAGGTCTGTGTATGCAACAGGCATTAGGCCACCTGCGGGCGTGAAATACCTAGCAACTGTTTGATGATTGGCGAAAGGCCTGTGGTTGGTGCTGTACCCATTTCACTAAACGATGCAAAAACATCAATGCTGCCACGTTGCCTATAAAGCGCGCCACCATATTGAATTGTCCCCAGCGTCACGTCACCAGACGGGCTGGTAGTCAAACTATCGATGTAGCCCGCCTCTTGCCGTCTGCGGTAACAGAAAGCGTTTGCAGCGCTGGCGCATTGCGTGAGAAATGTGGTGTCTGCTGCGGTAGCCGTACCGATGCCCAACCAATCCTCAATGTTTTGCGCGGTGATCCATGTGCAAACAGGGTTGTATGCAATGGTGCCAGATGATGCAACGCGAATTACATCGCTAGCGGTTTTGGCGTACAGCACCTGGTTTTCAATTGGGATCTGATAGTCAAATATCAAATCGCCTTCGGTGTCCACACCCATGAACAGATATTGAGGCAACGCGTAAACGGAATAGGTACCGTTGAACGTTGCATCAACACCTGCCACGGTGATTGACTGGCCGACTGCAATTTCATTGGGGGTGAGTAATTGCAGGACTGCGTAATTGTCAACCAAATATTTGTTGGTGACTGTGTAAGTAGCCATGGCGGTTAGGCCGCCTTTCTACTAGGCCTGGGTGATCTTGCGGATCATTCCACCAATTGCTGCGAAGGTTGAAACGTAGCCATGGAATGACATAGTGCGACCCAAAACAGCAGGCGCTTCCAGGCTCTGCAACCCACGGATACTTTCGTAGAATTCGAAGGCATCGCCTGATCCTTGACCCACGCGGGTAATGATCATGGTTTTTGCAGCAAAGTTGCTGTCAACTACCAATTGCAGACCCAATGGGTTTCCGTTCCATGATGTTGCGTTTCCACCACCCAATGCGTTTTGACCTGTTAGGCCCGCACCGATGAATGGAAACACAGGGCGGCCTGTGGTGTCTGCCAACTGTCCCATCTGACCCCATACGTCTGGTGAAACAAACATGTGGGTTGGCGTAAAGTTACGGCCATTTGAAATGTCAACAGCGCTGTCATAAACAGACTTGAGCAAGTCAGCAACGGTGCCGTCCCAAACGCCAGATGCGCTTGCTGCGGTCAAAAGGTTGTCTGCTGCAAAGTTGTCCGATGCGATCATGTATTCGCCCATCAAGTCATTGAGGATCAATGCCATTGCTGATGGGTTGGTGAAATCAATATCCTGCACCGACAATGTGACCTGTCCAGCCAACGTGGTTTTGCTCACGCTGTTTGATGCAATGACCATTGTGGTTGCTGATACTGCTGAAAGTTCGGTTGATTGCGTGGCAACCGATGTGTGTGTCGTAATGGTTGGTCGTACGAAGGTCTTTGATTGTCCGCTGTCTGGGTAAGCGCGCGCGCCCAATGCTTCGACTACTGGACGAATAAAGTTGAGGTCTTGAACCAATGGCCCTAGAACAGGAACAGGTAGCAAACCTGGTGTGTCGGTGGTGAGAACGTCACCAGCTGCTGCTTGCAAAGCGGTTTTCTTTGATGCTGTGTATTCAGCAACTGCTTTGTTGATGTTTGCAAAAGTGTCGCCACCTGCGTGGAAAGCGGCCATGTATTCGCCTGCTGATGGCAAAGCAAATTCACGCTTAGCCTGTGCAAAAATTGGCGCGGTTGGGATAGTTGCTTCAACTGCTGGTGCTACTGGTTCGGACATTTCTGTTTCCTTTTCAATCGGTTCCTGTGTTTCAGTATTGCTGATTTCCTCTGGCTCATGGTGGATACTTGCAGCCACTT